GAATGGAAAGTGAAATCGTCAGTTAGACAGCTTTGAATATTTTGCGCTAGAAGTTCACGCCAGTTAATCACAGGCTCAGTTAGTTCGTTCACCAAACGAGCAATGCTTGCAGGCAGTTTGCCAGCTGCTTGAGCGCTTTGTGCTGCGGTGATCACTCGCCCACGCATTTCTTCTCGAATCTTGCGCAGGTCTTCTGCACTGATTTCCACGCCGGGACCTGATGTGCCTGGCTGGTCTTTTCCCTGTCCGTTTTTGGCATCATCACCAAGCTCAAGATGCACATCCAGAGTTAGCTTTTTTTCCACTTTGCGCTTTTGTAGATCTTCATAGATCTTTTCGCTATACCAACCATCATAACGAGCATCATAAAGCCCCACACGCTGATGGGTTTCACCACGAGCTTTGGCAGCAGGATCCTCTACTGGCTTGGTGGGCATTGTGCCAATTTTTTCCTTCATGAGCATGGCATTGATAACATAATCATTTGCCATGTTCCAATATCCCGGATCGCGATGATTGCGGCGACCAAGATGATCAAATGCCACATGCAGAATCTCATGACACAGAACGAAAATTACTTCGTTGGGATTTAGATTTTGAAAAAAGTTACGATTGTAGTAGATGTTGCGCCCATCAGTTGCTGCTGTGGGACACCAACCACTGTCAGTGCTGTCCAGCAGTTTCATGCCCATGGTTAGATTGCCAAAAAACGGATGTTCAAAAAACAGTTTGATTTTGGCTTTGGTAATTTTCTTCTCTGTGTCGTCCATGACATCCTCACGATTTCAAGTTAAATGATAAAACATAACTGACATTTGTCAATAGGTAAAAAAGGGCGCACTAGGCGCCCTTTTTTGTCAGTTGCGGCTGGGCATTAGTTCCAGGAATCGATCAGTAAACTCTGCCCAAGTTTTCAACATCATGCCATGCACTTGGATGCCATTTTCGTTATTCAGCAGTGTTTTTCCGCCAAACACACACATTTCCGGAGGAAGGTTGTCCATCATGAAGCGGAAAAAAGTGTCAACATCATTTGTATGCCAAGTTTTCAGTGCATCTTTTCCACCATTTGCTACTGCTGCACGAGCCCGAGCGTTGCTGGCAAACAGCTCGTAACACAGTGCAATCACCAAAGCGTGCATGACATCTGGGCTGATGTTCTTGAGCGACTTGACTTTACCATCGAGAATGTCTCGCGCATTGGGAAGTGTGCTTGCACTGCGTCGATAGCTGAGAAACTTGGTGCCAGCAGCATCACCCACAGTTCCACGCACTAGATCACTCAGTGTTTCACCATCCAGTTGTGCATCACGACCGTCGGGCTCTTGCAGTAGATCGCTTACAAAGTACCAAGTACGCGGTGTAGCAAACGCATAGCTGTCGTTGCTGGGATTGAAGTTCATGAGATCCTGAGGCTGAAAGCTGAGATAACCCACAACATCACGATGGATCTTGTTACGGATGGCCCAGTCCTTCCAGTCATCAATGTTGGGTTCCAGTGTTACGTGGCTGAAACGATTGGCCAGCGGAGTAGGCATGTTGTAGGCAACACCTTTGTCACGCACACGATTGCCAGCTGCCACCATTACCACGTTGTCGGGAAGCTGATAGCTGCCAATACGACGGTTGAGAATGATCTGATATGTTGCAGCCTGCACGCTGGGCGGGGCAGCAGAGATTTCATCAAAAAATACCAGAGCATTGCTCAGCTTGTCGGTGGGTAGATCGCTTGGTGGACTCCAGCGGAACTCACGATCTGTTACTGGTACACCCAGTTCATCGCGCAGCAGTTCGCCTTGCTCGTTGTAAACTTTGACTTCTGCTAGATAAGGGATACCACGCATGTCTGTGGGCTCAAGCAGTGGTAGCCGAATATCAATAAGTGGACGACCAAGTTCACGAGCAACATACGCCACAATGTCGCTTTTGCCAATACCTGGTGGACCCCATACCATTAATGGACGACGACGTGAAATGCAATGACGGATTGCATGTTGCAGTCGGTTGGGGGTAATGGAAATAGTTTCAATCATTTGATTGTTACGTGTAGCTGCTCGAGCCATTGTAGTATCTCTGTCCTTGCTTGTTGATAATATACTCTGTATAGCATGAAGATGTAGGCACGTCAACTGGTTTTTCGGAAATCCAACCATTTATGGATATCATAATCCATCAGTTGCCATTCCATGTTGATACGAGGATCAAAAACATCAACACTTGTAAGCTGACTCCGCGCCCATGTGAGATAAAAAGGTTGGCTGGGGAAACATTTTACAAGGCGTAGCACGTTATTGGTTGATAAATCATGAGGAAACTGTAGCTTCCAACTTGCAAATTTTCTCTCCATCCACACTGTTCCGCCGGCCGTTAGTTGCCATTTTTCTTCACGTGTATTAGCAAACAGGAAATTCTGAGCTTGACGATGATCCAATGGAAAATGTGCAACTTCGCCAAGTGACTTTTCAGTCATTAACCACTGAACAAAATCCAATTTTGATTCCCAGTGCAGGGGGAGATTAGGCAAGTTGTTGGTCATCGGGCCACAACATGTTGCACAAATTTAAGACCTGTTGATCGTTCATGGCTTGAACTTTCTGACCCATGGTTTTATAGATTTTCCAAACCAAATCGCTACCCCGGATGTTTTCCCATTGTGGATTAAGTTCTGCTAAAAGTTCATGTCGATTTTGTTGCAGATAAGCTTGTTGATAAACTTTTGCACCGGATATCACCCAAATTAGGAATATTCCCAAATCCTGGTAGGGCAATGCCACTCCTGCAAAACAAGCAACATTATCTCGTGGCACGCATATTACATAATCGCATAGCAAGCTTTGCATGCGAGCTTGGTCAAGCTGCGTAGTCATAATTCCATCCAGATGTGCGTGTTGCTAGACTTTTGTTCAAGATATCTTGCCATAACTCACGTGTGGGATTTAAACCATAAATGCAATACTTTAAAATACGGGCAATTTTTATTTCACCCTGATATTGCTCGTTTACCATGATGGTGTTGTTTTCCCAACTGGCAATAGCTGCCTTGCTGGCTACCATCCAAATTCCATTTGTGGCAAACTGACAGTTGTAAAAATCAAAACTATCCAGCAGCTCAGTAAGAGATTCCTGACACCGTTTAATTATTTGCAAGCTGTAAAACTCATTGGGAGTTTTCCTACAGTTGCGAAATGTAGTAGCATTGTTGGAGGTATAAACATCAGGAGATTTCAAAAAATCTATTTGGGGATCGTCTAGGTAAAAATGTTTTTTTGATGACAAATACCGATTTTGCACATATGCCTTGATCTCCTGTTGCTGTTCAAGGGTTTTACAAAACACATCTATGTCTTGCTTGTAGCCATCACTAGCTGTGCTCATGAGACGTGATTCCTGGGAGAACCACAAGCATCGGGCAGCGCCGCCCGCTACCCAACTGCCGCGATCTAAATGCAAGAATCCCGGCAGCATGTCAGAAATCAAGCTGTTATCACATTTGCGATAAACAAGGTTCAAAACTTACCTCCATTCCAATCCATTTTGGGATTTTTCAATGCATCAGTCAGCTGACTTTGCAGCAGAATGGTATCGTTCTGCAACTTGACTGTTTCCGCTAGAACCTCACTGATGCTGTCGTGTAGGCGTTGTGCTTGATTTACACTGAGTCGGATTTCACGACTGTTGCTATCACGAGCGGCTTTATAGCTGTTTTGGAAATCTCGAATAGGTTGAATGTCCATGTGCTACTCTCGGTTTTTGGTGTTTATGGCTGTTTGCATTTCCAGCTTGCTGGAAAAAGGTCCAATGTGTTGGTAATCAGCAAGTGTTTGTATCTTGGGGCACCAACTGCCTGTCCAACCTGCTGCAAACAAAAAAGCCCAATATCCTGCTGCATATTGCACAGCACTGGTAGTGGATTTAGTATATGTAACGACAGGTTCTGTAACTGTGTTGAACACTGGCCAGTGCTTGACCGGCAAGCCTTGAACTTGCTGTTGAGTTTGATCTGGCTCCACAATTTCTTCTACTTCTGCAACCAAGAGTTCCACACCCAAGTGAGTTTCCAGTTGTTGCTGATCGGGAAACTGTTGTGAACCCTGCAGGGTGACCCATAGTAGATGATCAGCCGTTTGCACGACCAGGGCCCGCCGTGTGTCACCCTGCCATGCCAGCCAACTGTTGTCAGTTAGGGGATGTAATACCAGCTTGTTTTTCATATCACTAACTTAGCGTATCACGCAGCATGTGTCAACGCCAGCGCATTTGAAACATCATGCAATCTTGAGGGAACTCAAAGTAAATGTTCGGACTGCCTGGCTCCCACCAATACTGACCTTGTGTTTGCGTTTCACACCAGTCGCGTATTTGGGGAGCCAGATTATACCGCACCAAGCGCTCGCTGTCAGGCAAAGCGCAGTTGTGGGGCCACGGTGGCGTGAGATTCCAGGGCTTGCTCATTAGTTCCAAGTCAAAGAAAAAAACATGGCATTTTCTCGAGTTTTAAAATAAACCACATTGATCGCCGCTACAAAATACTCGCTGGTGGAAAAATACTCAGCTAACCATTGCTTCCATTTTTCATGTAACTCCCAGCTCGCTGATTCATCAACTTCCACACGCCAGGCATATAGACCAAGACTTGGAGAAACCTGAACCAACATAGAAGCTATTCACTACATGCAAGGTCTTTAATCAAGTTTCCTGTATATAGGCTGCTAAAGCACGGGGCATATTCCTGATGATACTTTTCCACCCTGACTAGCCCATGTGTGTTGCAAAACCTCATGAGCTTGATGCCCACTTGTGTTCGCGGCTGTTGAATAATGCTTGTGCGAATAGTTTCGTCCCATTTTTCCTTGAGATCCTGTGGCTGAGCATCTAGATCAATCAGCAGTCGATTGCGCTCGTAATCATCGCGAACTCGATGTTCTTGATCGTTGTGATCAACCCATTTACTCAACATGAGATTGTTCCATGTGTAACCACGATTGTGTCTATCACCATAAGCTTCCAGGAGCTTCTTTTTGCGGACGCCGGGATATGCACTCATGACATTGTCACCATCATCACCCCGCATGCATTTTTCAAAAAGCAGCCATTCGGGATCAGGCACTGCCAGTTCTTCACCACGATTGTTTTTGGCAATTTTGCCATCACGATCATAAATGCCAGTATGGGTATAAAGCAGTCCAGCAATACCGTTGTAAATCCAACAGTGTTCTGCCACCAGCTGCTGAAAGTCACCATCACTGCTGATGATAATATGCATGTCATGGGGATGCAGATGCACCCAACGAGCAATCATGTCATCAGCTTCAGCATGTGGATGCCTTAGCAGTGTGACATTTGTGTGCTCGCGAAGCCATGTTGTAAACTCTTCCATGACTTGGAAGAACGCAGTGTCCTCGGCTTGCTCTACAGGAGATTTGGCTGCTGCTGCTACCTTGCGATTGGCCTTATATACTGGATAGATATCTTTGCGCCAGGAGCGACCTTCTAGACAAAAGATCAAATGACTGGCATCAAACTGTTGCCAAACTTTTTTAATGCTGTTGAAAACAATATGCAGTGCGAGATTAAACTGGGTATCGGCGTCTGGGGCACGAGTGCCATGCCTTACACGTAAAAACAAATTTTGCGTGTCGATTAGCACATATGTTTGTTTTGTCATAATGTTAAATCCTTGATGCAAATTTGTTTATAGCACATACATTTTTATTGTCAAGTGGTTTCCAAT